GTATTGGTAATCTAGAGTATTATACTGCTCTTTCTATACTTGAAAAAGCTGCTACGGATCTACAAATTTCTGATGATAACGGATTGAACCGGTTTAAAAATGGAATTTTTGTAGATTCATTTTACGGACACAATTTTGCAGATACTACTAATGTGGCCTATAGTGCTTGTATTGATTCTAAGAAAGGGGAATTTAGACCTAGGTTCGAGCAGTACAGCATTGACCTTGGCTTAGACAACGTTGACAGTAATATTGCCAGAAAAGGAAAGCATGTCAGATTAACTGTAAGCAGTGCGGTTAGTGGTTATAGCGCCGGTGATACAGTTTATGTTGGTGCCACGCTGGGATCATCTTCAGCTAGAGGTACAGTGCGAGCTGTAGTTTCTACTGGCAGCAATGCATACAGATTGTACCTGCACAATACAACCGGTACGTTTGGAGCAACTGAAACACTCAAAAATGACACTGGTGGTGGAACTGGTACTATTGATTCGGTTCAAGGTGCTGTTACAACTGATGCGCTAATGATGTCATATACACATCAAACGTATGTGTTGCAGCCATGGGCTACTAACCTTGTCAACCCGGTAACCGAATTGCAATTTGAATGGGTTGGTAACATGGTACTCACGCCAGAAGCTGACCATTGGAATGATGTTACAACGTTACCAGAAGTTAACTTTTCAATTGACCTTGCAGGACCATTTGAAGATTTTGCAAACGCTATGGGTACTAACTGGCAGGACTGGTCAACAACTACCAGTGCGCCAGAAACTGAGGTAACCACTGAATTTACAGTTGAGTTTGACCCTACTCGTCCAATTAACAATCCAGGTCGATTTAAAGAAACGACCACTACTACAACTACAACAACTACAATCTCAGAAACTATTAAAGAGGGTATTCGTGTAAACGTTGATCCGTTTGAAAATACTCAATCGACAGGACCATTTGTGTCAGAAGTTGGTACAGTACCGTTTATTAGAAGTCGAGAGGTTGCATTTAGTGCTACTGGTATGCGTCCTGACACTACCGTGTATCCTTTCTTCGAGGACACTGACGTCAGTGACTATGTAACACCAACTGGCGGCGTAGAGGGTGGAACTCTTACCACAGACTCCAACGGTTCTGTGAGTGGTATCTTTTTAATCCCTAATAACGATACTTTAAAATTCCGTGTAGGACAGCGTAGATTTAAGTTAATTGATATACAAGATTTAATTATTGAAAAGGGAAATGCAACTACTTCAGCTTCGGCCGAATACAATGCTTCTGGACTTACTGTTTCTCAGAGAGGTATTTCACTCACTACAAGAGAACCAATTATTACTGCAGAGCCTGTAACGGAAGTAGTAACAGACGTTAATGTTACTTCAGAAGTCGATGTAGATATTAGATTCCACGACCCTGTTGCTCAAACGTTTGTTATTGGTGAATTTGAATATGTTAATCCTAACGCGTCATCAGATGCATCTGGAACTGGTAAAAACTTTGGTATTGGTGCTGATGGGGTGTTTGTAACAGCGGTAGATATTTTCTTTGAACGTACGCCAAATAACAACAACGGCATTGCAGTTGAGATACGAGAAGTTCACAACGGTGAGATTACAAGTATTAGAGTTCCGTTTGGATATAAGCGTATTGAAAGAACAGATGTAAACACGTCTAGTAACGGTCAAGCTCCAACACCATTCTATTTTGATGCTCCAGTATACTTAAGAGGTGGCAGAGAATATTGCTTCATTGTTAAGCCGGATGGTAATGATCCAGGCTATAGATGTTGGACGGCACAATTAGGTGGTACAGATGTGTTTACAGGGGCTATTGTAGACCAACAGCCAGCAGTAGGTATGATGTTTACTTCTGCTAACGATCGCACATATTCACCACGTCAAAAAGAAGATATGAAGTTCCGTATTTGGAGAGCTTCATTTGTAACTGGTGTTAATGGCGTAGTAACCTTGACAAATCAAAGCGATGAGTATCTAAAAGTTACTCAGGCCTCTGGTAACTTTAGAATAGGTGAATCTGTAATTGGTGAGTCAATTTTTACAACTTCGACTAGCACAGATTACATTCAAATTGGAGACCGTGTCTTCTTTGGGGCTAATAGTGGTGTAGTTAGAAAAATTATTTCTAACACCGCAGTACTGACTGATGGTACAGTGTTTAAAGCTGATGTTACGGGAATTCCAAACAGCACAGTTAGTTTGGTTAGCAAGGGCAACGGCAATACTTACTCGGCAACTATTACAAGTCAGACTGCTAATACTATTACCGGTACCGTACAGTTTTATAATCCGTCATCTGGCGAATTAGTGATTGATAGTTCGGTTGGAGGGTACACATCTAATACTACCTTTAGTGACGGATTTATTAGAGGACTGACCTCTAATAATACAGCCCAAATGTATTACAATAAAGACTTTAAGTATAACTTGATTGCACCTAGGCTGTCAATTGCTCAGTATGTTGATACTAATGTGGGAGTAAAAGTCAAAACTTATGCTAATACTGGGGCAGCGGGATCGTTTGTTGATATCTCTCGTGACGGGGATCATGCGTTCTACGACTCAGAAAAAATAGTATATGGTAAAACGCATGAGGTTGATGAAATTTCTAGCAATAAGTCTCTTACTATTCAATCTACTATGAGTACTAACGTTGACAGACTTTCTCCAATCTTTGACCTGGGACGGGCTAAGTCTTTAATTCTTGTTAAAAATATTGTTAACAATACGGCTAACAACGAATTTGGTAACTATGGTCTTGCCAACTGTAAGTATATTTCAAAGAAAATTATTCTTGCAGATGGACAAGACGCGGAGGATATGAAAATAATCCTTGATGCATATCGTCCTAAAGGTACTGATGTACAAGTTTGGATTCGAATTCAAAACCAATATGATAGTGAAGATTTTAGCGACAAATATTACACAAAGTTGGTAGCTACTAATAAGAAGAAGAGAGATTCCAGCACCACCAATAAAGACGACTTTATTGAAATGGAATTTAACGTCCCAACTACTCGCGATGCTACTACTTTAGAAGGTCAATATAGTGCTGTGGCGAATACTAATAATAACAGTGTTGTCGATTACAGATTAATTAACAGTGATGTGTGGTTTAGTGGTTACAAGACAGTTTCTGTAAAGATAGTATTATTATCAGAGGGATCTAACTTAATACCGCGAGTAAGAGCTCTTAGAGCAATTGCATTGCAACGATGAAATACGTTAAGGTCCAAGAAAGAGCTGATCTGGTTAGGGATCAAAAATCCAATGCTATATTGTCAGTAGATGATGAAGGTTTAGTTGCTTATAAACGAGCTAAGAAAAAAATGAACACTATTGATACCTTGCAAGAAGAAAGTAAAGTGTTAAAGGATAAGGTTCAATCAATAGAAGATAAATTGGATAAGTTATTGCTGTTGTTGCAAAGCAATAAATAATAGGAACAATAGAGGTTTACAATGCCGCTTCCATTAGCCAATGTACAGAATATTGATACGTTTTCGACGTGGCTCAATAGTCATAATCAGATTATTAGTCTCGCTGCAAACAATGCTGTACTTAGTACGTACCTGCAAGTAGCCAATGCTGCTACTGTGGCTACTAGTGGTTCATACAATGATTTAACCAGTCTACCTAACTTGGGGCAGTATCTCCAAGTAGCTAATGCTGCTACAGTAGCCACTAGCGGTTCCTATAACGATTTAACTAGTCTTCCTAACTTAGGACAGTACCTTCAAGTAGCCAATGCTGCTACTGTAGCTACTAGTGGTTCATACAATGACTTATCCAATTTACCTGATTTAGATCAATACTTACAGGTAGCTAATACCGGTAACTTACTTTCACCCTATCTGCAAGTAGCTAACGCTGTTGCAACATATCTTCCGCTAGCTGGAGGAACAATAACTGGTAATCTTACTGTTGATGGTAATGCTACATTTAATGGTAACACAACTATTATTACCCAAACAACCATTGAAACACAAGATGCTCTGTTACACTTAGCTGCAAATAATGAATTTAGTGATACGCTTGATATAGGTTTCTTTGGGCATTTTAACGATGGTGTATCAAACAACCACACTGGTTTAATTAGAGACTCAGGTACTAAAGATTTCTATTTGTTTGGAAATTATAAACCAGGGCCTGAGCCAACTAATGATATTAATATTAACCACGCATCGTTTGCTACAGCTAATCTAAATGTGGCTACATTAAAAGCTACTACCGGTACGTTTACCGGGGATGTTAGCGCGGTTAACTTTAACAGTACTTCCGATGCAAGATTGAAGATTAATATTAATCCTATCGACAACGCACTGTCTAAGGTACTTCAATTAGCTGGTGTCGAGTTTGATTGGAAAAATAATAATCAACGTTCTATCGGTGTTATTGCACAGCAGGTGGAGCAAGTTTTACCAGAGCTAGTAGAAACGAGTAGTAATGGTTATAAATCAGTAAGTTACGGTAATTTGGCTGCTTTGTTGATCGAAGCTATTAAAGAACTTAAGACTATAGTGGATAACAAGTAATGGCGCTTACTGATCACGGAATTTCTCAAATAACTTTATCGGATACCTTTAACACATGGAGGCTAACATCCAATAAAATTATTAACGCGGCGATGAGCGCATCTGGAAATGCTCGCTCATCAGCTAACGTAACATTTACCGGTAACACTACTACGGTTAGTGGTGCTAACTTTGTGGTTTCATCACCTTCAATTACTATGTCAGGAAACGTAGTAAATGGTATGACTGTTGCTAATGGTGGTGTGACAGTAACTTCCGGTGATGTAACCCTTAGTAGCGGTAATCTTGATGTAGAAGGTAATGTTAATGTAGGTAGCGGGTTTGTATACAAAATTGCAGACACTGTCGTTTTAAATTCCAGTGCTATAGGTAGCTCGATCACATCGTCGAGCTTAACAAGTGTTGGTACATTAACTAGTCTTACGGTTTCTGGTGCAACTAATCTAGGTGCCTTAAGTAACTTAACTATTACTGGTGGCTCTAGTGGTCAAGTTATTACCACAAATGGTTCAGGTACATTATCATTTTCAGATGTAGTTACAGACCTACAAACTGTAACTGACAGTGGGTCGACCACGACTAATGACATCACAGTAAAGGGGCTTACTATTAATAGCTCCAAGATTGCATTGGGAGCAAATTCAGCTGCTGGGTCTAATGCGGTTTCTATTGGTGCAGATGCTGGTAGAACCTCACAAAGTGTCCAAGCAGTTGCCATAGGTAATTTTGCTGGCTACAGTACTCAGGGAATTAGATCAATAGCTATTGGTAAGGAAGCTGGTCAATCGTCACAGGGAAACTACTCTATTGCTATAGGTCAAGATGCTGGACGTGATTCACAGGGTCTAAGTGCCATTGCCATTGGTACACAGGCAGGTACATTTAATTCTCAAGGTAACTATTCCGTAGCAATAGGACACAATGCTGGAAGAGATGGTCAAGGTGCCAGTGCAATTGCTATTGGACAGCAAGCTGGATATACTGGAACACAGGGAGACAATGCAGTTGCTGTTGGAGACCTTGCGGGTAGAGACACACAGGGCGCCGGTGCAGTTGCTATGGGCTATACAGCCGGCTATGATACTCAAGGCAACAATGGAGTTGCTATTGGATATGCAGCCGGCTATCAGGATCAGGGCAATCAAGGTGTTGCTGTTGGATATGAAGCTGGTACCACTACACAAGGATTATCTGCAACTGCGGTTGGATATCGTGCCGGCTCGGCAAGTCAGGGAGCCTATGCAACTGCAGTAGGTTACATTGCTGGTCAGACTTCTCAATCTACGCAAGCGGTTGCTGTGGGCTACCAATCAGGTAATAGTAGTCAGGGTGACAACGCTGTTGCAATTGGATTTGCCGCCGGCTATGATACCCAAGGTGACAACTCTGTAGCTATTGGTCGCGAAGTAGGATATAACGGACTAGGCAACTACACAGTTGCAATTGGTTATCGTGCCAACTACAGTAGTTCCGGGGCAAACCAAATTATTATTAATGGTACTAGCTCCGCTTTAAACTCGTCTACAGACGGTGCCATTATTATTAAAAGTGACGAGGCTGAGCTTTCATTCGACCCATCTACCAACTACTGGAAGATGTGGGATGGTGGTGCTGTTGGACCAACGGAGTTGCATGTAGATGGAGACATCACAGCGTTCTCATCAATTTCATTCTCGGATGTAGCGTTAAAAGAAAACATCAGTATCATTACCAATGCTCTTGAAAAAGTTTCTTTATTGAGAGGCGTACAATTTGATTGGAGTAAAGGTCACCAAAAAGGTACAACTGACGTTGGTGTAATTGCACAAGATGTTGAAGCTGTATTACCACAAATTGTTAAAGAAAAGCATTCGCCATTCTTCGAAGGTAATTATAAAGCTGTAAACTACGACAGACTTGCAGCGGTGTTTATTGAAGCAATCAAAGAATTAAAAATTGAGATCGAAGATTTAAAAAAGCGCATAAATAAATAAAAAAATAAGCTAATAGTCAGAGGACGAAGATGGCAATTAAAGTCAAAGGCTTGGTCGTAGTTGACGACACAAGAAACATATCCAATGCAAATACCGTTACTGCCAGCGGTGGATTAAATTTAACTGCATTAACTACTGAAGCATCTGCGATTGAGGTTGGCACCGGCCGTTCTGGGGACGGCGTCAGCCGTATTGATTTTGTCAGTGATTCAACATATACCGATTACGGCGGTCGTTTAATTAAGTCCGCAGGTCAGAATGGTACCTTTGATTTAACTAGTCGTGGAACTGGTGGAATCAGATTTATCAATACAGAAGCTGCTACGTTTGATTGGACAATATCTGGAACAACAGAAATGCGTCTTGAGACTGATGGCGACCTACATGCCAACGGTGATGTTGTTGCTTACTCTACAACAGTATCAGACATCCAGCTAAAAGATGATATTACTACAATAGAAAATGGATTAGATAAAGTATGCGCTCTCAGAGGCGTAGAGTACAATTGGAACAAAGGGGCTCGTAAAGGCCAAAGAGATGTTGGTGTAATTGCTCAAGAGGTAGAACAAGTACTTCCTTTGTTAGTGCGCGACAAAAAGATGTCACTTATTGATGGTGAGGTATACAAGACTGTTGATTATGAAAAGCTATGTGCTGTGCTAATTGAAGCAGTTAAAGAATTGCAAATAAGAGTTACGGAGTTAGAGAATGGCTCTGCCTAGTAGTGGACAAATCACATTGGGTGATATTGCTGCCGAGTTTGGCGGTACTATTCCTCATGCTTTAACCGAATATTACAGTAATGGTAATGCGCCTTCTGTCGGAGAAATTCAATTAGCAGCAGACTTTTATGGTACTTCTGCGGATGTACCGGTAGCTGCAACAGGCGGTACTGTTACTACAAATGGTAACTATAAATTTCACACGTTTACCGCTGGCGGTACATTTAATGTATCACAGACTGCAGTTGGCTCCTTTGAGGCAAACGTACAAGTTTTGATTATTGCTGGTGGTGGTGGCGGCGGCACCGGCAGTGTCGGCGGCGGTCGTAAAATAGGCGGTGGAGGTGGCGGCGCCGGCGGTTGGTATTCTGACGAATTTAACCCTACTACCGGCAACTACACTGTGACTGTTGGTTTAGGAGGAGCGGGTACCTCGAACGAATCCGATAACGGTGATAATGGTACCAATAGCTCTGTGGTGAAAAGTGGAACAATTGATATTACAAGAACTGGCGGTGGTGGCGGTGGATCAGCCTTTAATAATGGCTCCAATGGTGGATCGGGCGGCGGTGGAACCGGAAGCACGACATCCGGAGGTAGTGGGAACGCCGGTAGTTATACGCCAGTAGAAGGGTATGCCGGCGGCGATGGTGGCCAGGACGAAGGTGGCGGCGGTGGTGGTGCTTCAGCTCCCGGTGAAGATACAGATGGTACCGGCACCCTCGGAGGAGGGGGGGGTGATGGTTTAACGTGGGCTGGAAATTCTACAACCTATGCCGGCGGCGGTGGCGGCGGAACAAAATTCAATTTTCCAATTGCTGGCGGCAGCGGCGGCGGTGGTACTGGAGGATGTAATGTTTTTCCAGAAACAGCTGCTACCGATGCTACTAATTATGGATCTGGTGGGGGCGGCGCGGATGAGCTGTCGACGGGTGACGGCGGCGATGGTTATCAAGGTATAGTAATATTTAAATATCTTTATCAGTAGAGGACAAAATGGATTATTCATACAAAATAGACAAGCTACTTCCAAAAAGTGAATTTATGGTTGTAACTTATACAGCTGCGGGATATCCTCGTTTTCGAAAAACGTTTAATCCAACAGTGTTTGATGAAACATCAATTCACAACATGATTACCAACTTTGCACCGGTAGTTGTAGAGTACTGGGAAAGACAAGCTGATCATCCCGAAGAAACTGACGTATCAATTAACTTAACCGGTTCTAATTCTGCCTCTGCTCCAGTGGCCTCCAATATCGACTGGAGTCACACTCCAACAGTTGAAGCTAAACCTGACTACGATCGGTTTACACAATATATTACCAAAAATCAAATTGAAGATCCTATGCAGGAAACTGTTGGTTGGACAATTCATGATTTGACAGCCGAGCAACAAGCTAGCTATCTGGAAGATGAAAAGGTAAGAATCCGATCCAAAAGAGACGGTCTGTTATATGACACAGACTGGATGATGTTTTCAGATACCCCAACACCATCTCAAGAATGGCTGGATTATAGACGAGCGTTAAGAGATGTTACAGACCAAGCTACATTCCCAACAAGCGTAACGTGGCCAACGAAGCCTGAATAAACCAACAACTGCTTTATAAAAGGTAAGTAGTACTTTTTACGAAACCACCATGTGTTATAAATATAGCAAAACATGAGAGGTTTCAATGGCCATTCCTTCCTCCAGAAATGAACTCAAAGAACACTGTCTTCGAAGATTGGGCAAGCCCGTAGTTGACATTAACGTCGACGACGAGCAAGTGGAAGATCGTTTAGATGAGGCTTTGCTATACTATAGGGACTATCACTTTGATGGTACCGAACGCGTTCTACTTAAGCACCAGATTACATCACAAGATAAAATAAATCAATATATAACTCTCGATGATTCTTACATTGGGGTTGTCGGTGTGTTTGATGTAGGTGATTCAACACAAACATCTAACCTGTTCAATGTTCGATATCAAATTCATTTAAACGACCTATTTGACTTCTCCTCATCTAGTTACGTATCTTATGTGACAGCCATGAGGCACGTAGCACAGTTAGAAGAAATTTTTGTTGGTAAACAGCCAATAAGGTTTAACCGTCATACCAATAAGGTACATATTGATATGTCGTGGACTGATGTTACGGTTGGTAACTTTCTTATTTTTGATTCCTATAAGGTTACTGATCCTAATACATATACTGATGTGTGGGGTGACAGATGGCTTACCCAATACAGTACTGCTGTAATAAAGAGGCAGTGGGGTGAAAACTTAAAGAAGTTTGAAGGTCTGCAGATGCCTGGTGGTCTCACGTTTAACGGACAAAAGATTTGGGAGGAATCAATCGAGGAGATTAGACGACTGGAAGATGAGATGATTAATAGCTACTCTTTGCCAGTTAGTGATATGACCGGTTGATATGTTAAACAAATACTTCAACAACTATGGCTTTTCTCGCGAGCAGGATCTTGTAGAGGACCTTATACTGGAGTCTATAAAGATATATGGACACAGTGTAAAGTATCTTCCAAGAACGATCGTTAAGAATGACCACTTGTTTGGTGAGGATGCATTATCTAAGTTTGAAGAGGCCGTAGAAATTGAGATGTACTTAAAGTCTATGGAAGGCTTTGAGGGTGATGGGCAGTTTCTTAGTAAGTTTGGTTTGGAGATAAGAGATCAGATTGTACTTACAGTATCTCGTAAGAGATTTGATCAGGCAATAACATCTCCCAAACTTATGACCGAGGTTGGTTACAATCTTGTTTTTGAAGATGGTAACAACAATGAGCCAAGTCGTCAGTTTCTGACTGGTGATGCGGCCACTGAAGCATGGGTACAGGAAGGTGATGACTACTTAAACACCCTGAACCGTCCTAGAGAGGGAGATCTGATCTATTTCCCCATGATGGACAAGATATTCGAAGTAATGTATGTCGATGACCGCCCTGTACATTTTCAGCTTGGTAGAATGCAATCGTATGACTTGCGTTGCGAACTTTACGAGTATAGCAGTGAAGCACTTGATACCGGTGACGGCACTATCGATGCTGTTGAAGACAGCAATAGTCTCAACACGTTGGTATACCAGTTCACATTAGAAGATGGTTCTGGTATCTTGAAGAGTGAAGATGGTGATAGCATACTTCAAGAATTTAAGATTGAAGATACTGCTCCTGCTGCTAACAATGCTTACTTCCAGTTCGAAGCAGATTCTATATTAGACTTTAGCGAACGCAATCCATTTAGTGAGGTTGATAGGTTCTAATGTTTGGCCATACTTACTATCACAGCATCATAAGAAAGTACATCATTATGTTTGGTACAATGTTTAACGACATTGATGTACAACGATTTGATGCAAGCGGCAGCAGGATTCAATCTATAAGAGTCCCAATTGCCTATGGTCCAAAAGAAAAATTTTTGGTTCGTTTGGCACAAGATCCTAACTTATCAAAGGACGTTGCAATCACATTGCCTCGCATGT